TTATCCCAATTTTATCCCAGATTCTTTCTCGCCCCGAAAACCCATCATCTCCGAAATAATCCCGGCCATGCTCTTGGTGTCGCTGGGGATCCAGCGGCCGTAATGCTTCTTGACCATATTGGTGTCGGAATGGCCAAGTTGGCGCGCCACCCACTCCATAGGAACGTAGTTCGAGAGCAGCTGGCTGGCAAATGTATGGCGGCACTGATTGGGCCCCCGGTGCCGTACCTTGGCTTTTCGCAGATGGCTGGTGAACCACCTACGTACAGATGAATCGTGCCAAGGCTGACGGCTTTTGCCATTCAGAAACACCAAGCGAACGGATTCCTCTCTCATTGTGACATTGTCGCGCTGTCTGATGGTGACTGGCTTTGCGGTCAGCATTGCTGTGTGCGGCATTTGCCGTTTTAGCCACTCGATTGCAGGGTCGATCAGTTCAATGATGCGGACACGTGATTTTTCCTTGGGTACCTTGTATTCATTCTGGACCTTGGCACGTTGAATCTTGATCGTCCAGTTGGTGGTATCCACATCCTCCCACGCCAGGGCGATGACCTCCGACAGCGATAGTCCCGACCAAGAGGCAAACATAATCATATTGATGTCTTGTTGGCGGTGCGTCTTTGTACTGGCGATCCGGTTTAGTTCTTCGCGGGAGAAGGGGTCAGCGGTTTCCTCGTTGTCGTCGCGCTCAATGTTTTTGATGCGCTGCAGGGGGTCGGACTTAATCACCCCATCGTGAAAGGCGTCTGACCAGACCCCTCGCACTACGGTAAATATATCGTTCACCGTTTTGGGCGCCAGATCGTTCTTAAGCAGCTCTGACTGGAAAAGCTCGATGTCGGATTTGTTCAGATCTCGGATGCGCTCATGGGGCCATTTCCGTTCGACATGGGCGGCTTTGTGCCTGTAGTTTCGATATGTGCTGGGCGCCTTTTTGGCTTCTTGCACGGCCAACCATTTTTTGACGCCACGGACGACAGTACGATCTGCAACACTTCCGCCATAGCCTGAGTACCGGTGAGCGCGCTCTGAATTGGGAAAGTGGGCGGCGTAGTCGAACTTCCCTTCCTTGATTTCAGCCAGCACCGTTCTGCGCTTGTTGTCGGCGTAAGCCAGCACAGCCTTTGTGATTTTGCTGTAGCCTTCGATCGGCTCCCTGCACCGCTCCCCGCGGTAGGTGAACGCGATGCGCACCTGGTTGCCCCGCACCTCGACACCCTTGGGCGGCTTCTCCATGCCTTTGGGTAAATTCATTGCCCAGATTCAAACCACGTATCGATTGCTGCAGGGGAATACACAATGCGGCCTTGGGGGTCTTTGCGCCAGTGCCGCCCCTCCAGCCAAACACCGCGCTCGCGGTACTTCCGAGCAGCCTCCTGGGTAATGCCGAAGGTGGATTCCATAACGTTCCCGCGCACCCATTTTGCTGCGTAGTGTGGCTGGTCGAGTTTCTCTGCTGCAGACATGTTAGATATTTCTCCAAATTACAGGCTGTTGGTCGACTGGCGCACGGTGCTTGCCGCGGGCCATTGGGTGTTTCGGGCTTCCGTTCTTGGTGATACCCAAGCAGTGCAAAGGCTTGTCGATGTTTTCCTGTATCGCTTCCAGCATGTGCTCGGAGCATGCCATCGCCCAGGGCTGATTCCCCCAAGCAACGACGATCAGGTCGCTGGATTGGCAGGCCTCGACAACGATGGCCTCATTCCGCATTAAGACATCCCGCACGTGCCAGTCCGGGCCGTTGCTTTCCCAGTCAGCCCAGCGCCGGCAGTCTGCCGGGGAAGGGGATCTGAAGGGGTAGAGGTTCACCACAATCAAACCGCCATAGCCCCATGCCCGGGAGAAATGTATGCAGCGCTTCAGGGTAGGATCGTCAGCGCTTGCATCGGCGGTAGAGGGGTTCAGCATCACCCAGCACACGCGGCTGTCCACGCGCCACCAGCGGCGCAGAGACCAACGCAGCTTCCCGCAGTGGCTGAGCGTGGCGGCCTTGTGGATTTCGGGTTCAATGAAAGCGAGTTCGTTCATATTGCTCTTACCCTGGGCAATGCCTTTCTGATGCCTTCGCACACCCGGGTGATACCCATGATGCCCAGATGGCGGTTGTTACAGTACACGCTGTAGTTGTCGACACGATCACCGGGTAACAGCTCAAACGTGGCCACCTCCCCCGTCAGTTTTCGGGTGACCGTGATTGTAATTTCGTCATCGATCGGGGGCGGCAGGGGTGCGGTTCCGGCACTGTCCATGCGCTTGCGTTCCCGAGCAGCGTTGGCGTTTTCGCTCCACAGCTTCTTGGCTTTGCGTGTTGTTCTGTAAGTCATTGATTCTCAGACCCCTACCTTGCGTTGTCTTGATAATCCAGTGTTATTCGCTTGGTGTTGCTTTGCCACGAACCTCGGCAGTCGCATACCAGCCTATCGTCATTGTTGCTTCGCAGTTTGGGCACTCCCATTCCGCGTCATCACATGCGTGACTCGGTAGATCGTCGCAATCCAGTTCGACCTCCTCGGTGCATATGGGGCATTCTATTTCCATCATCCTCACTCCCAGCGAATAACAAGTAATTGCAGCCAGACCTTCGGCTGCTGAATAAAAGGGTTATGTTTTAAACGTCTGCACAAACTCGCGGGCCTCTTGCAGTTTGCCCTCTGAGATAAATCCAGCAGTCTCCAGCAGCTCCAGCACCATCTGATTCTGCTTACGCTCAATGAGCAGGTTTTTAATCTGGCGGTCTGCTTTATCAAGGCTCTTGTAGGCTTCTGCCAGCTCTTTCTCTAAATCTTTAGGTTCCATCGTGCTCTCCAAAACATAACAACGCATTTAACTTCAGCCTTCGGCTCGGACGCTCCGCGTTGCTACGCGCCCGTTAATGCAAGGTTAACTGACTCACTTCTGGCCAGTAAAAAACTCAACGTGCAACTGGTTGCACATGCTGCCGTCAGGGTCGGCCCATACAACTAGGCGCACCAAGTAGGGTTTACCACCTATCTCAATCACATCGTCTTGGCGCGGCATTTGTTCGTAGTTGCGGAACGCATAAGGCTTCCCGTTTTCTATAATGTCGGCTCGTATCATCGAATTTCCCCGTCAGTTAACAAGTCGCGGCAGCATCGACCTCGCTGTCGCTCGGCCTCTGCGCTCGCGGTTACACGCCCCACAAATCCGCCATCTTCTGTATCTGGCGCAGCCAAAATTCTTTATTCTCCCTGAGGTGCTTTAGCTCCCAATAATTTCCTTCCGGTATCGTGTCGACGTCGAGTCTTGATGGGTGGCGTGCCATGCGCATTGTCTTGTCAAATATTTGGCTAACCCTGCCTCCACTAATGCCAAGGTCTTTGCCAACTTTGGTGAAGGTATCACCCTCAAGGACTCTGCGAGCAGCGTAAACCTGGCGCTTGTATCTGGTCTTTTTGTCCGGCAGAGGGCTTCTTTTTTCCTGCTTTTCAATGCAGGCACTGGCTACCGCCTCCGTTCTGTGGGTGTGGCTATCTATTCCGCAATCCCAATATTCAATCTCAATCCACTTCGTTCTTTTGCTGGCTTTCATGTGCCCTCCCGCGTGTAACAAGTCACAGCACATTCACTCCGCTGCGCTCCGTCGGACAACCTACACTGCGTTTCGGTTGCCCGTGTGTTCAGGGTTATAACGCTCTCGCGCTGTAATGAACGTCTGGCTCCGCCCTAATCCCGAAAAGCTCGCCGTTTACAGTTATCTGCACAGTCGTGTTCATCAGATAGTAGTCGCCGTTCTCATTGCTTTTTCTGGCGTACTTCAGTGCTGCATCTTTTGAGTCGTGAGCGTGGATGGTGTGCTCCTCGCCATCTTCATCAACGATGCAAAAAGGCTTGCACTCACAATCTACGTCAGGCTTTCCAAACACCATAAAAATAGATTCGCCGCATTTTTTGCAAAATCTCATCTCTCACCTCGCGTTATAACAACAAATTGTTGCGCGACGGCATAAAGCGCCGCGCCAAAATTAAGGGTTATAACGCTCTCGCGCTGTAATGAACGTCTGGCTCCGCCCCAATCCCGAAAAGCTCGCCGTTTACAGTTATCTGCACAGTCGTGTTCATCAGGTAGTAGTCGCCGTTCTCATTGCTTTTTCTGGCGTACTTCAGTGCTGCATCTTTTGAGTCGTGAGCGTGGATGGTGTGCTCTTCGCCATCTTCATCAACGATGCAAAAAGGCTTGCACTCACAATCTACGTCAGGCTTTCCAAACACCATAAAAATAGACTCGCCGCATTTTTTGCAAAATCTCATCTCTCACCTCGCGTTATAACAACTTCAGGCAGCGCGATGGCCTGCGGCCACGCCTGCTAAATGGGTTACCGTGCCCGCTCATTCCAGCGGTCGTGCAGTTCGTCATACAACTGTTCCGGCGTAGCTTCCGGCACATCCTCCCAGCAAATACTCATATCGGCAGGGCAGTTGTGGCAGTAAATTGCCACTTGGTGTCCAAGGTGCCCGCCGTTTATCGGAGCGTATGATCTTCGCATATCAATCTCGGGGCTTTCCCCACAAAACGGGCACGGTAACAAGCCGTTGTTGGGCGCGACCTGCTGGGTCGTTGCATTGCTTTCTGGTTGTGCAGTTTCGTTCTTCATCGTCGCCTCCAGTGGGCCATCACGCAGGCCGCAAAACATTGGGGTTAGTGCGACTTGTAATCCAGCAGTGCAAACTGGTCGTTTGAAAGCTGCTCGAAAAGGGTCTTTCCTGTCGCAGGGTTCTGCGCGTAGGGCAAAAAAACTTCCACCATTTCAGCCTGTTCGGCCTCCACAATGGCAAGCTGCGCCTCGATCCAGTCCTTGATAATTCGCCATGCCACTCGCGCCGCCTGGTCACGCGTTTTTAGCTTCCGTGGTGCCTTGTCGTCGCGCTGCAACAGCATATAGATACGGTCGATCTGCGCGGGTAGCCGGAAGCTGACCATGATCCCGTTGCACAGTATCCGAAAGGAAAGGGCACACAGCACCTGTTCGTCGTCGTACTCAGTCATAACCGCTTGCGCTCCGGCGCGGGCCAGCTTGCCTTGTATCTCACTTGTGGTTTTCTCCACCGCAATACTGGTCGTGTAGTTCAAAATCGGCATCTAGTTTCCCTCTTTCCTGCAGCCGCACTAACAACCACAGGCACGGGATCGTCATTACGCTGCACTTCATTCCTCACCCGTGCTGTCATGGTTATGCAGAAACGTGTTCATAGGCTTTTATCGGCCTAAACTCCCCGCACCAATCGGCACGCCCAGTAATCGGCCAATAGTGGCCGTCCTCAAAATGCGCGGCTGGCGGGTTTCGTTTGCAGTGGCCCGTCACGCTGTTGATAAAGCACCACCAGTGGCACTTGTTACACGAGGCCATGTTGTCGCTTGGGGTTTCGGTGTTCATTTTTAGTTCTCCTGCATAACAAGTCGCGGCAGCATCGACCTCGCTGCCGCTCGGCCTCTGCGCTTGGGGTTATGCAGCTTCCGGCTGCTCAATCGCGCTGCGAATAAACTCCGTCCGGCAAGTCACTTCCTCGCCTTTTGCCTTCACGTTGTAATCCATCATTGCGGTGGTCTGGCCGCCAACAACAACACCGTGCGTCCATGTGTCGCACTGCCCGGTAACACGTATCATAAAAGTACCTTTGCGCTGGGCGGTTACCAAGTAGGTTTTTCCGGTCTCAAGTTTCATATCATTCGCTCCGTAGTTGAGTGTTTGCTGCATAACAATTCGCAGCAGGCGCGACACTCAAGCCGGTGGCTTTCGTGCCGCTGTGCTGGCGGTTAGTGCCTTGCGCCGCTGTGCTTAGGGTTATGTGCCACCGTGCGAAATGCCGGCCAAAAATGCTTCTCGCAGCGCCCAGCCATGCCATGCGTATGCGTCTTTAAAATCACTGGTGTCTAGAACTGAGGCTACATAGTCATACGCGGCTGAAATCTCGGGGTGCAACTCACCATCGTTTTCAGCCCCGTGGTCTGCGCTACCTCGCTTATCGTGTTCTGGGGTCAAGCTGCGGTTTGGCAGCTCGTCAGCTTTTCTCTCAATCATCACTTTTCTCCGTACCGGCACATAACAATTGCAATCAGTCGCTGCGCTGGGAAGCCGCAGCGGTTATATGGATAGCACCGTGTATGGGCCACGTACGCCGGCACTGAATTCAGAGGCGGCCTGCAGAGCCATCTCGATTCGCTTTTTTGGTGCAATCTTCATTGAGTCGGTGGCATGGAGACTGCCTAGAACCAGGTCCTGTCCGCAGCCACACGCATGATAGGACTGCCTGACCCTGGCGACCTGGTAATCACCTTCTATCTCATAGAGCTGCCCGCGCCACCCTACGAGAAATGTTCCGCCGTATTCTTGTCCATTGCGAGTTTCTTGATACCCGCCGCCTTTCATTAACCCCCGCACCGCAGGAATGAATCGTTTCACCATGTAGGGCATGCCTTCCTCACCCTCGAAAGGTTTCGGGGGACTGAACTCGTGCTCAAGCAATTGGCCCATGCGAAAGGAAGAGGTGTACCCAAAAATAAACTCACCATTTTTGAATACTTTCGGGTCCGATCTTGTTTGCATGGAGAGCCCACCAACACCGGCAGAGTCGCCGCCAATATAGACTTTTCCATCATTCATGATTCCAGCAATTGCAGTCATATTTTCTCCATTGTTCGCAGGGGTTATAGGTCACATCGGCCTACTCTTTGGGTTAATCGGTCAGTGCATTCAGCACCGCTACCCGCTCATTGCTGGTCAGTCTGTGCCGCTTCAAGATTTTCGCCTTGGTGCAGCTAAACGATATCCCTGGCCGGTTGCAGTCGGGGTCTTCTTGCAGTTCGCCAATCGGTTCCACCTCGTAAATATCCCCGCCAACGCCTACTGCATACATAGCGGCATCAGTAAATTCTGTGGTCACATAAACTTGGCTGGTATCGCACATATAGTTACCGAATTTAGCAGTGCTTTTAGCTCCGGTAACATCAGGCGGCAACACAAACTGCCCCTTTCTCATTCCGCCCCTGCCACCGTGGTAATACCGCGTAGGGGCCACAGGTTTTGGTTTTTTCATTTCCGGAGCTCTCGGCTCAGATTGTGAGCGGGCGGATATTCATCCCATGTCCGATCACCCAGGTACCGGCCGGCGTGCTTCTTACCGACCTTAAATACCTCATGGGTTACTTCAGGCCATACGCGAGTCCAGGTCTTTCTGGGCGCTCCGCCATCTTCGGGGTAAAGTTCCCACCAGCCGCACCAGGCAGTACCGGTGCGCTCGATGGACTCTTCGTCACCCCAATCGCCCCACTGTTTGAAGAGAAAAGGAACGCCAGCGTTAACACACTGATCGCGGAGGTATCGCGGCCACTCAGGGTGCATTGGGCGGGCCCCGGAGCCGGATTCTCCTCCGACAACTACCCAGTCCAGTCCGCCATTAAGAGGATCAAGCCAGTGCCCGGTCGGCATGTCGCCAGACCATCCATCAGCAAGGCACTCCCCGCAATGCTCGTCGTCGGTGATGAAGTCCCTGTCATGTGTTTCGCATCGTGACAAGTCGAGATCCAATGGCCCTAGAAGTGGTTCAGCGCTGATCCATCTCACTGCTGCAGGGGTGGCAAGAAGTAGAGGGATGCGTTCTTCAGCTGTTGCCTGGTCCTCGACGCTAACGCCTAGCCACACATTTGGTAGACACCACCCCCCCGAAGTATGGGTATAGCTAAATAGACCGTCTGCCTGAAGCTGAGCGGATGCAATTGAAACCCGGTCGACAGAGCGGTGTTTGCCCAGTGATTTGCAGTACTCCAGCATCCGGTTTGGACGTTTCGTCAGAACCTGGAATGTGTGCTGGGGGCAAAGCGCCATCACGGCAAATACTTTGTCGATCAGCTCATCAGGCACGTTCTCATGAAACAGGTCCGACATGGAATTGACGAAGATGCGGCGGGGGCGGCGCCACCGCAGAGGCTGGTCAATCAGGTGTTCAACGATCCGTATTTTGCCATTCCACTGACCGCCCTTTGCGATTAGGCCTTCATAGGGCAGGCCAGGGCCTTTAAACCGGTTTGCGACGGTTTCAGCGTAGCAATTTCGACAGCCGTCACTCACTCGACTGCACCCACGGATAGGGTTCCAGGTGGCGTCAGTCCATTCGATACCGGTTTTATCACCCATGAGTGCTGTCCTCGGAACGTAGGCGAGACTTTGCCGACACCTTCACTACCAACCGAGCAGCTGGCCGAAGCTCGGGGGGGATGGCATTTCCACCTAATTGATTGAATCTGGCCACATCCCTGCGGTGCAGCAGCTCGAGATTAGCCAGATCGCAGTTCAATTTGTCGCCGTCAATGAAACTCACCACTCTGTCTTCTGGCACAGGGCCGTGAGCCTTTTCCCATAGCCAAACATGCTTGTGTCTATAGCGGGTTGGGGCGCCGGTGTGGGGGTCTGGTTCAGGAACCTTAATCAGGATGTATCCGTCTTGGGCACAGATACGCTCGCTATACAGCGGCTTCCGGTTGGCGGGTATGTGTCCAGGCGCGAAGTTGCCGCTGTTGGGCTGCATGATGCCTTTGGTGCCCGTATTCCACGGCGCTTGGCCGAGGGGGAAGTGACCTGTGCGACCGCTGCGAACTTTATGGTTGCGCAGGCAGCTACGCATCTGTTGCTCAGTTTTTTGGGTGCCGAAGGTGTCGTTGAATGAGGTAGTGAGTTCAGTCAGCGATTTGCTGCGGTACTCGAGCTTGAGCCACTGGAATTGCTCGGGAGTCCAGGCTTTGAGCTTGCCTTTGTTGACTTCGCCCGGTGCGCGGCCACAGCGAATTTTATGGTTTTTCAGCGCGGAGCGGATCTGAGACTCGGTTTTACCTGTGCCAAAAGTGGTATTAAAGGCCTCGGTTAGGCTGGTCACACTTCGGTTCGGGAACTCGCGGCGCAAAAATGCGAGGTGCTCGGCTGTGTAGGTGAATCGTTTCATGGCTTCTTCGCCAGTCCGAGCATTTCAGGCGCAGATGCGGTATGTCCCAATTCCTTCTGTGCCTCTAATACCAGCTTTCCGTTGGCAATAATTTCCTTTGCCACCCCCGTCACAGCTTTGCTGCGATTGATTTCCTCCTGGAGTTTATCGCCAGTGACGCTTTCGTCGTTCAGGCGCTCCAATGCGAGAAACAAGTGGTTGTTGAGGTCGGTCAGTTTGTTTTTCATGCGCAAAACCCCGTATATTTCTGGGTGCTAACCTTTACCGCGTCACACATGAGCTCAAAGAAGTCGGAGCCACAGTGTGCTGAAAGGTCGTGAGCTACCTCTACCAGCTCTTTGAAATAGGCCTGGTGGGTGAAAATGCCTTGCCATTGGGTAAGAAACAGGTCGTTGAAATACACTTCGCCCTGAGTGTCACAGGTTGTGCAGTCCTCTTCAGTTTCGTGACTACAGCTGCGGCATTCGTCATACACCACGCCTTCACCGCTACACGTAGGGCACTTTAGGCGCGGGTTATGTGCAACCAGGTCTTCAGTTTTGGCTCGGCGCCATGTTTCATAGCGGGCAAACATCATTAGAGGATCCTCCATGCGACGGCGAAACAGGCGATAGCGGCGATACCCATCATCAGTACAATCAGCCAATCAATACGGCGCTGCCCGTCGGGCGTGGGGTGACGGCGATGGCTGTCTTTCCATTGCTCGCGAAGTCGATGTGCATGTTCGCGTGGGCTTTTCGCTTGCGATTTCATTGACTTCCCCCAAGTACTTGCCGTGTACCGCTCTCGGTTAAAGAGCTGACAACGCCGTTTGCCTCAAGCTGTTCAATGATCTGTGCCGCGCGGTTGTAGCCGATCCGGCAGTGACGTTGAATGGATGAAATCGTGGCTTTCCCGGAGCTCATGACGTATTCCAGGGCCTGCTCATAGTGAGCCTCATGCGCAATGCCGCCCACACGCGCCGCCGGCAAGCCCGGTGGTGGGGCGGCGGGGGTGGCATCTTCTAGTGCCAGTGCTGTTTGGTTTAGCCCTCCCAGCGCGTTGGTAATAGCGGTAAAGGCCCCAACAATGGCTGAGGCATTTAACAGCAGGGCTGCCTGGGCTTCGGCGTGGGTGTCTTCTACGTCCTCGAGGGCCACCGCCAGGGCCATGTCGGAAAAGCGGATGGAACGCAGTGCAAGTGCTCCGGTGAGAATGAACTCAATGGCACCGATCGACACCCCCAGTTCTACCACCAGTCGCCCGGCATCAACGGCATTAGCGATCAGCGTGCTCTGCGGGTCGTCGTTCTTGCAGGTTTGTACGGCTCCGCCATCCATCACTTCTTCCAGTCGGCAGTAGTCACCGACTGTGATCTGGTCTGGCATCCCTTCTTTCAACCAGCTGGTCATTGCCTGTGAGGGCGCCAAAGGTGTGGTAATGAACTCTGCTGCCAGCGAGCCCAGTGCCTCGCGCAGGGTTGCGGTGAGAGCCTCAGCAGCCTTTGCACTGCCATCTACCAGGATCAGGTGTGCGTTGTGGTCGATGATGGCGTAGGTCCGCCGGATCGTAGTGAACGCTCGAGGCAATAGCTCGAAGACAATATCCTCTTTGATGTCCTGGCGCTCTTTACGACCAACGATCCGATCTTCGCTGCGTTTGATCTGAGCAACCTTGTCTTCGACCGCGCGATTAACGACGGCGGGAGGTAACAGCTTTTCCTCAGTTTGCAGACAAAGTAGCGTGAGTGAGCCATCAGGAGAGTGCCCGGCCAGCTTGTCGTAAAAGCCGTGGGGTGTGACAAAACCCGATGATGCCTGCTCCTGTTTGCCGCAGGGTTTGAATGCGAGGCGCTCAAGGGCCGCTTCCGTGATAGGGGGCATCGAGGGGTAGGTGAGGGCGACAGCGCGTTTAAATTGCATCATCTTCAGTGCTCCAACTTTACAACGACCATTTCGCCAGACGGGGTCAGTCCGACGCGGCGGTGTGTGCTGAATTCAGCGTCATTGATAGTGTCGTGCAGCATGTCGCGCTCCTGACGGCACATCTCTGCCTCTTCTTCTGCCCATGCAAGACGACGTTTGGTGTCTTCCAGCTCGTCATACAGTGCGGCAGCAGTCTCACGCAGCTGCTGTAGAGCTTGGGTATCCCACTTGCGCTCTATGCGGCGAAGGGTGGTGTCGGTCGTGTTCATAAAGCCTCCGGAGAAATAAATGGGCGTTCCTCGCACCAGTGATTAGTGTTAAGCGGCAGAGGGGCCCGTTGGGCCTTGCCACGGCAACGCCCGACGGCGGGTCGGCATAGCGATTACGTTGCCAGGCGCCGCTTTAGGGCGCAGCGCAATGCCGTCGTCACGCGTGCGTACCACTTTGCAGTCGACCGACTCGGCAAAGGCACAGAGCTTGTCCATGGGTATGCTGCGCGGGATGTCTATTTTCATAACTAAGCGACCTCGATCTCAGGTGTGAAGTAGGGGGGGCGCCCAGACATGGGGGCGTGCAGGTTTATGTATTCATCGTGGCGGCGCCTGGCATGCGTCCGCCGGGCAAGGCGCATTTTTTCGACATCCGCGCTGTTGAGTGGAAAGGTGAAAAACAGGTACATCACGGCCGCCAGTGCGCTGTGCAGAACGCCGGAAATAAATGCCTTGGCAATCATTTGCGCACGGCCGTTGGCGTGGAGTTTGTAGCAGCTGTTGGCGATGCGGGCCTTAACGGTTCTGGGCGACACGCCCAGAATCATTGCGGTTTCCTCGGTGTCTTTCCCTTCGCCGGTCCACAGCACGGCCTCGCTCTCCTTGAGAGTCAGCCCGCCGGCGGGGGTGGCCATGAGTGTGGGGCCGATTATTTCGATGTAGTCATCCATGTGTCATCGCTCCAAAAAAGGCCCTTAAACAACAAGGGCAATCACCTGGGGGATTCGTTTGCCAATCCGCCTGCTTTCGCTGTTGCGGAGGACTACACCGGGCTGGTCAGTCCCTTTAAACCCGTTTCGCGGCCAGTGCTCGGAGCGGGGTGGTGTGTGGCGATGAATAAAATTTAGCGAAACGCTTATTTGATGTCAATAGCGAAACGCTAAATAAATTAAAATTGATCTGTGGTGAAGGCATCAAATAGCCAGATTTTGAAGATCAATCGTTAGCTAATTGATGGTTGGGATGGGCGGCGAAGGTCTTGCCATCAAACAAAAACGTTGCCAATTATACGCATATTGCGTATATTTTGGCCATGAAACTGACTTTTGTGGAAATGACCGTATTTGAGAAATATCGCGCTGACTACCTGTCAGATGATGAGTACCGGGAGTTCCAGGAGCAGCTTCTTAAAAATCCGTCTGCTGGTGATGTGATCCCGGGTTTGGATGGCCTCAGGAAGGTGCGCCATAAGGCGAAAGGGAAGGGGCAGCGAGGCGGAGTTCGAGTTATTTACTACCACTATGACGGTGGGGATCAGGTTTGGTTGTTCATGATTTATGCCAAGGGAGAGGTTAAAGATATGACGCCTGACCAGAAAAAGGCCTTCAGCGCGGCGCTGGGGGCTGAGTTAAAAGCGAGGAGTTGACCATGGCTAAACGAGATATGTTTGCAGAGCTTATGCAGGGCATGGACGACCTGAAGACTGAGCGAGAAGGGAAGATTACCCTTAAAAAGACGGAATTGAGTGTCCTGCCAGAGGTGGAGCTGTCAGCCGCGGAGGTGGCAGGGATCCGCGACAGCTTGAATATGTCGCAGCCTGTGTTTGCCCGCGTTATCCGAGCAAATAAGAGGACCTATGAACGCTATGAAACGCAGGGGGTGAAAGGACCTCAGGCAGTGCTAATTAAGCTTGTTGGTCGCAACCCGGCTATCTTGAAGGAGCTGGAGGCGCTGTAACGTCCTCATTGCCCTCGCGATTTTACCTATGGAAAGGAAGCAAATGATGGCATCTCAAAACGCATTCGAGACGGATACAGCCGCCTTTTCGTATAATCCTCAGCTCAAGCTCCGGGTCGCACCTCGCGAAATGTCCACCCGCACTAATAATGTCCATCACTGGGATTTCGCGCCACAAGCTGAAGGCCATGCGAAAGGTATCGACATTGATGATGTGATCAGCGAACTAACGAAAAACAACCCTGGTTTTGCGCAGCATCTCACTGTTGCAAGACAAAGAGCTGCGGCGTCGTATTTTTCTCAAGACGAGGGAATACGCCGGCTCCGCTTGGCAGCGGGCCTATCACAAAGAGAGCTGGCTGACATCGTTGGAACAGCCCAGCCATATATTGCTTGCCTCGAAGCTGGCGGGGCTGAGCCCAAGATTACTACTGCAGCAAAGATTGCAAAGGCACTAAACTGCACGTTGACGGAATTACTCTCCGCCTACGAATTGGGTAACAACGCATTATGACCGCTTACAATCTAACGTCGTTTACTGCGACGACATTCGACACGAGGTAGGAGGCAAATTCACGCTGGTCGGTTGCGACAATACTCAACTTATAACAAGCAGCTTCGACTTTTTGGGGTGATTTCTGCAAAAGTTATAGAGCGGTTACCCTCGAGCTGCTCGAACTTGAGAGATGAAAAACGGCTCGCTCACAATATAGATTTCCTGTCCGCTCTCCCTGAGGGCGACGGCTTTTTCTATTTTTCGACCAAATGAGCTATGTGCCCAATCTCGACTTCCAATGGCGCCTATGACCAAGTAATGGGTTGCTTGGGTAGGGACTTTCTGCAATTTTCCACCCAGGTCAATAATCCACTGCTCGCAGGTGGAGCGGCCACCGATCTCAAATTTACCAGTGAGGGAAAAGTGTCGGTCGCTGAATATAATTTGGTTGGGCTCAAATAGAGGGAGTTCAGTGCTTGCGTTGCCATGAATTTCGCCGGTACGTGTGTTCACCTTGATGGGGGCGCCAGTGATGCCTGCGAGTATTTCCAGGAGGGTGGACTCTTCATTGGAAGACAGGCGACCATCCTCTAGAAAAGTATCAAGCGCCGTTCTAACGACATCCGTGGGCCAAACGCCGTGAACATCTGGGTGAAGGTCAAGCCATTGTAGAATAAATGTAGCCTCTTTTTCGTTCACAACAGCATCCGCGAGAACGCCTTTGCATAGCCCGATGAACTCGCTGATGTCTCTGGAGGCTCGGTAGGCTGCATTAAGGCGTGCCGATACGGGTTGATGATCTTGATTGAGCGAAACAGTCATTTTCTACGGCCTCCGGTATTTGAGCTTGAGTCTTTCAAGTCGCTCGGCATCACGCTCGCTAAAGTCATCATTTGAATACAGCGTTTCGCCATTCGGCCCGTCCAGTTGGGTTGCTATTACGGTGAATTCGGCGTCGGCTGGAGCGGGTGCGCTCGACCAATCGGACATCGTGCTTGGCTTAAGCGTCCAGGTGGCTATTTCAAATTTCTCCAGGCCCCCGGGGATCGAGTAGAAAAAGCTATCGCTAAACCAGGGTGTGCTCCGCCCTGGGCTTGAAAGGGTGCCAACAAAATGCGCCTTGGAAACTGCTGCGTCGGTGCCATTCGAAACGGACAGCTGGATGTAGGCTTGATCTTGACCAAACTGGCCTTTTTTCTTGAGGAATTGGGAGTTGGTCACGGTGAACTTTTTCAGCTGTTCAGTGGACAGCTTTGCCTGGGCTTTCTTCCGCTCCAGTTTCTCTATCTCTGCTAAGGCTTCATCGCGCTCTCTGGCATGCTGGGCGGCGGTCTCAGCGGCCTTTTCGGATTTAATTGAACGAACCTCTGCTAATACCTGTTTCGCTGTTTTGCCATCAATGGCAATTAGCATCTTGCTCTGAAGTAAGCTTGTGCCAGTCACACCTGCTGCGAGAATGTCGCGGGTTTCGAGTTGGCTGAATAAAAGAAACTCTACGGCCCCCTGAAATTCCTGGCGCGCTGATTCGGGCAGGCTATCTGCCACCTTTTTGATGGAGGTCCTTGTGGTCTCGTCAGTAGAGGTGTCTATTGTGGGCTCTGTGCAGCCAACGATGGTGAAAAGGGTCAAAGCCGAAAGAAAAATGTGCAGATGCTTCACCTAGCAAATCTCCCTGTGAAATTGTCCGTTTTGTGATCAATGTTGTGCGCCACCACAAAAATCAATCCCTGCAAGTTCAGTGAGATGCGGCTTTTGGCCACCTCTCTGAACTTGCTGCCCCGGTGATCCTTGATTAAATCCCTCTAATGCGGGGAGGTTCGTTAATCCAGAATTTCTCAAATTTCAATATTGAACTACTGTGTGTATTTACAGTAGTCTCTTTTCTCGGCGATTCAATGGCTCGAACTTGGGCACCGCCGAGTTAGGGGTAACTGTTATGGATAACAAAAAAGCTCGGCGGCTCTTGAGTGCCATGACCATAGAGCAACTGCGCAATCTCAACCGGATTCTTTCTTCTCCCGATCTTTTAGTTGAGACTCCAGAGCGAGAATGTAAGCTTTCACTGCCGGAAAATTATCCTGGCCTAACCGTTGCAGACTGCTTAGAATTTCGTCGATCTCTTTCTGAACTGCAGCATCAGTAGAAACGCCCCCGTCGAGGGTATCGAGCCAGCCTTCCGGTTTCCCGCAACAGGACTCGATGTGCCTAGCTGTTTCAGGACGCATGCCTCTGCGCCTGCCAGTTTTCGATTCCTTCGATCCTGTCATCAATTGGCTCAGTTGGGCTGGACTTTTCTTAATCCGGTCCGCAAGCGGGCGCTGTCCGCCAAATTCCTCTGCCAGAAGCTTGAGTTTGTAACGCCTGATGTCGTCAATTGTTTTCATTGTGCAAATTAGATAGCAAAACGCTCAATAACTAAATGAGCGTATCGCTTGACTTTTAGAATAGCGAATCGCTAAACTTTGCGTCGTGCAATGGAGGTTCAGCATGACTCTAGATGAATACGTCTCACAAGAGCGTGGGCTGCAAAGCAGCATCGCCAAAGCTCTAAACATAACTCCGGTCCTTATTTCTCAATGGGCAAATGGGGCTCGTCGCGTTCCCGGTGAGCGTTGCGTCGCCATTGAAGAGGCCACGAAAGGCGCTGTTACCCGCTACGACCTCCGGCCCGATATCTTCGGTGAGCCGGAGCAGGCCGCCTGATGATTATTAAACCCCAATCGGGTTGGCTGAGTAAGTTGGCTATTTGGGCATGTATGGATCTACAGCATTTACGCCCTGGCGTACTTTGAGGCGAGCTTGATGATTTTTTCATCTATGGCTTGGCGTGCGAGAAGCGCTTTCTTTGCAGCTTCATCAAGGCCAGTTGGGTTATGTGCGGCAATGTTGTTGCCGACTTCGTGGCTGCCAGCACAAGGGCGGTAGTTGTCTATCAGAAAAATCCTGAAGGAGACGCATGAGTTTAGATAACGCTGACAGGCGCCTTGAAGCTCCGGAAAGTAAATCGACGACAGCGTTAGAGCCTTCCGGGCATGCATCGGATGAGGCACGCGCGATAGCTCGTCATGTGAGGCACATGTTAGCAGGGTGTTCGGCCATTCCTGGCTGTCAGTTATGTGATCAGCCAGTTGTTCGTATCGTTCGCGGAGAAGAATACGACGTCGGTGCTTTCTGTCGAGACTGGCTTGAGCTAGCGCAATTACTTGTGAAATCACTGCGCCGGCGATGGCGGCAGATGCGGAAATAACGGCGACTTGAAGTGAGCTTGGGTCTGCCATAACAGAATCCTTTCTGAGTTGTTTTCGGGACGTTGACAGCTTAGGGGATAACCCGCCATTGGGGTAGCCGATGCGACCTTGGTGGCGGGTGCTTTTTCATTCAACTGGTAAGCGAATTTGCCAGTTGGCGTAGATAACAAGGTGCGTCAGCAGGAGGTAGCGGTGAACTTTTTCACCTGGCGGAGCGCTATTTTAAATTCAGATTTGGCGTCAACAACGAAGTTGGTGTTGCTGGTGATTTCCACCTATATGGACGATCACGGAGGTGGAGCGTTTCCGTCGACGGAGACCATTGCCGCGAATGCGGGGCTGAGTCAGAGGGCGGTGTGTACGCACATTGAAAAGGCGGTACAGGCGGGATTTATTACGGTTCACAAGCGGCGACAGCGCGGCCGAGATTGGGCTCTCAATCATTACAGAATTGCCTTCCCACCTACCCAAGGCACTGAACCTCCTTCAGCGCCTGAAGCTGAAACACCAAATATTGAAGGTACTGAACGAGGTTCAGTGCCTGATTTGCAAGGCTCTGAAACCCAAGCAAATAGCGGCCTCCAGAGGCGTAAAAATGAGGCGCTGAACGACGTTCAGTACCTTAGTCGAGGTACTGAACCTCATGCACGAGGCACTGAACCTCACGACACTGAGGCACTGAACGATGTTCAGTCTAACTCTCCAATGAACTCTCCAATAGAACCTCAACAACAACAGGTAACACGCGCGGCATTTTCGATGTCGCTTGAGTGGTTGCCCGATCTGAAACGGTTTGGCGAGCTGCTGGAGTTGCGAGGATTAACTCCCGAGATGTTTTCTCCGGAGGCGCTGAACGAGTTCAGAATTTTTTGGCAGGCCGACGGCCGGATGTTTCGGCAGGAGCAGTGGGAGCACAAGCTGATCAACTCGTTGGCGCAGTTTGAATCCCGGCGGCAGCGGATGGCAGGCGGCGCGGGGGGGACTCCATCGAATTTTGCGCAAACCTACGCCCAACGACAGCGGGCCGGGGTGGCGAATGACTGCCGGGTGGAGGGTGCCATCGGCGTGCAACGTGATTTAACCAGCAACGGAGAGGTGGCACGGTGAGTGTTTCAAGCGTGGATGTGATTCTTGGGCGTATTCGGTCGGCACCAGCGGAGTCGCCGATTGCGGTGTTTACCAATCGTTCGGGGTATTTGCTCAATGCGGTGTTTGCCAACACGGTGGCCACACAAGGCCTGATTCATGGCCATTGTCCAAGGTTGGTCGGGGTGTTTGACCATCGGTCGCCCATTGATGCGGTCGCGCGGCAGTTGAATGCGGTTTCCGGTAATGCGGAGGCGCTCAGTGTCGCAAAAGCAAGCTGACAGTCCGTGGAGTGTTCAGGTGGGCGGTGGTCACTATAAGAACGCTAAAATCCAGCCTGCGCATTTCTGGCTAGCGAACCAGCTCCCTGGCGCGGAGAGTTCTGTTATCAAGTACGTTTTTCGGTGGCAGTCGAAGGACGGTATTCGGGACCTGAAGAAGTCTCGCCATTTCATCCAGCTGATGATCGATGCGTATTTCGGTCCGAGCGCGTTTGCCTCACCGCGGGTGGCCAACGCCGATTTTCAATGGGCGATTACGCCAGAGCATTTTTGCACTGAAAACGGGCTGGACGTGGCTGCCAGTAGAGTTATCTGCCTGGTCTGTCACTGTGAAAGCGAGGCGGCGTTACTCCTGGCTATTCGAACCATTAATGCCATGATCGATGCGCATATGTCTGCGCAGCCGGAGATGGACGGTCGGACCACTCAGGAGCTCTCGGTGGGATCTTCGTGTGCTGACACTTTGCGTGCTCAACAGGCCATTTATGTGGCCATCAACCGCTTGGAGGATTTCGACGAGGTGCTTAGGGAGCCCGGCCGCATCAACGCGGCTTACGTGGAGTATGAGCGCGAGCGTGTGAGTAGAACCCTGGCATATCTGCGAGACGAGGCCAGGGCCTGATGGTGGCGCGGGGGAACTCGGTGGTCGTTGGCATTGACCCAGACGCCAATAAACACGGCGTCGCGATATACCGCGGTGGGTTGTTGGAGGAGCTGTACATGGCTACGGCGATCGAGGTAGTAGAACGCCTCGAACCAGGCATGCTTTTCAGTATTGAAGACGTGATGGTGAACACCTTTGTGTACAAGAGAAATCGGCATGCGAGCAGTGCAGCCCAGAGCAAAATAGCCATGCAGGTGGGGCGGGTGCAGCAGGCGCAGGAAGAGTTGGTGAGATTGCTCAACCATTACGGGGCCAAGGTAGTTTTGCAGCCACCGCAGCGGGGCAACTGGGCCAAGAACAAGCGGCTGTTTGAACAGGCGACGGGCTGGACAGGCCGCAGCAACGACGATACACGCTCAGCGGCTTTTTTCGGATGGCTGGCACTATAGAGGAGGTGGTATGACGTCGGCGGAAAAACCCCAGAGCGATTACAGTGAGTACCAGGGCTTTTTGAGGTTTGTGCTCAGTGTGAGTGAACTGCGTAGTGAGAACGGGTTGGCAGACTGGATTAACAACAGCGCTCGGTCAGATAAGCACTATACCCCTCGCCATTGGCGGAAGCCGGGGGAGCACTGTGTTCATGCTGTGGCGACAAAGCGTGGGGGCGGGAGTGGTATTCCGCTTGAGGATGTGGATTTTCTGAAGTCTCGCTACGTGCACGTCATTAATTCGCTGCCAGCGCCGTATCCCGATCAACTGCGGGGGCGGTGTGCGCCAAATCCTAGCGTTCAGCAAGTATTCTCAATTATAAACCCGATCCTGGATACCTATCGGGAAATGGTGCCAAAGGCCAGGGCAGCTGCCATGCTTAATTTTGAACTGCGGCGGTGGGACGACGCCAGGCAAGGGCCAAAGCCCCATATTCGGACGCTATTTGAACATACACGGGGGTCGTGGCCGGATTCAAAGGAGCGCAAAGCCTGGGACGAGGTGAAACGAAAACTACGTGAAGAGCTGCGGCCAGCGACGACGGCGTGGGTGGAAGAGTGCCGGCGCAGGGGGTTGGAGATCTAAGGGCGAGCCTCGCTTCTACAGGGCCTTCCGAGTTCACGGCGTATGCGATGATTATGTTGAGTTTTCCATAGCCAAGCCGATTTCAGGGCGTTTTAATTAGGCTCAAGTCAGTGTCTTAAGCCGTTGGTCGCCTCTCTGTCGCTATACCTTTGTTCCCGGATCATGCGTTTCTAGCCAGTCTGCCAGGGCATCGTTCATACGGGTTTGCCAGCCAGCACCGGTTTTCTTAAAGGCCTCAAGAATTTCCGGGTCGAAACGCATGGTCGTTTGCACTTTTTTGACCTGTGCCAAGGGCCTGCCAGGTTTGCGTTTGGCCGCGGCCATCAGCGATTTAGGTAACACCTCGGAAGCCGGCCGGGCTTTGGCAAACATGTTGTCGTCCCATTCCGGGTTTTCGGTATCGATTTTTTCAGGATTGGGTTGCTTTTTCATATGCGGAAACCTCCCGCTTGTTGGCTTTGCGTAAGCTGATTACGCGAATGCGGTTGTTGCGTTCGGTAAACACCAGCATGTAAAGCCGTGAGTGAATGTAGCCCAGTGCTTGGTAGCGGACTTCGCCGTAGTCTTGGCGGTCGTCAATGACGACAAGGGCGCTATCCATATCGAAATCTGCAGCGAGTGCAAAGCTGATACCCCGTTCTTCGGTGTTGGCGGCACTTTTTTTGCTGTCGAATTCGATATCCATGTTTATTATTGTAGTTACATTAATTGTTGTCGGCAAGTGTTTTCTGTAACTACATTAATATGCTAACTACCCCAATATTGCCCGGTTTGCCGGGCTTTTTTGTTTCTGGTGATGCCATGCCTTTTCGCTCGGCTGTGAACTTTGTCATCGAGGAGGAGGGGGGATATGTCAATAACCCCGATGATCCTGGCGGCGAAACGAAGTACGGCATTAGCAAACGGCAATATCCTGATCTGGATATCGCCTCTTTGACCAAAGACGATGCCGCAGGAATCTACTACCGCGACTATTGGAGTCGATTACCCAAACTGCCAGAACCGCTGGATTTTCTGGTATTTGATTGTGCGGTGAACTGCGGGGTTGGCCGAGCAATTAGACTTTTGCAGCTGGCTGTTGGAGCGGCGGACGATGGCCTATGGGGGCCAAAGAGTCAGCGAGCCCTGGAGCAGCACCAATCCAGTCACCTTGTCGTTAACTACCAGGCAGAACGGGCCCGTTACTACGCGCTCCTTGACGATTTGGACGACCACTTTGCGCGAGGGTGGATGCGTCGAGTGATGCGTGCATTCCAAGAAGCTGTCTGCGAATAGGAGATCACAATGAAGTCACTGTTGCGCCAAGTTCTTTCGCCGCTGATCAAGTACCTGCCATCGTTGGTCGAGGCTGGAAAGATTCTGATTGATAAAGACACCCGCAAAGACAATTCGGGCAAAGCGTCAACCTCGATGGCAAAAATCGGAATAGGTGCATCGGCTGTACTCGCGATTGACCCTGCCACCTCCCCAGACACTGCGCTGATAACGCTGCTGGCTTCCCTGGCGCTGTACCTGTACCGGCGAAACGTTGGCCAGGTTTGAGTGCTTCAGCATGAACGACACGATGGCACAGCGATTAAGGACTGACATGAACCAAGACTCACCAGCGGACGAACATCACCGGCAATGGGTCGAGATCAATCGTCATGGCAACACTCTGAGCGACCACGGCCACAGGCTGAAGACCGTGGAGGGCAGGGTGGATAGGTTGGAATCGCATATGAGCGAACAGTACGGTGCAGTGCTGACCAAACTGGATGGCGTGAGCGGAGAGGTGCGGTCCCTAAATGAGAAATACATACGAGCTGAAGCGGCTGCCCAGGCAATCAGTGAGCGAGAAGACAAGGCCATCAGTGCGAAATGGCCGCTCGTCATCTCGATCGTCATGGCTGGTTTGGCGGTCTGCTCGGTGGCGATCGCGGCCGCGATGCTTGCCAAGCCTTGACCTGTTGGTGGCCCGCGGGTCCTTCCCAGGGGGGGAGGCATACGGGGGCGCGGAGGCTCGGGGTTTGGCTATGTATGAAATTTTTTTAGGCAGGTTGCTATTTATATGAGCACCGTCAAAGCCCGACAGGCACCCCCCGGCACCATCTCCAAGCGGGTAATCCTCGAGGCGCTGACCATTACCCCGCAAGCCCTCGGGAAATGGGGCCTTCGGCCTGCCGGCCGAGTTGGCCGTGAAGTCTTTTACAACCTCGAGGACTTCTGCCGTATCTGGGTTGAAAAGCGGGGTGCCACTGAAATCGATCGCAACCTCGACGATGAAGATCGGGAGAGTGCTCGCCAGGTAACCCAAGGCAGGCTTGAGGAGGAGTACAAACTCACTAAAGCCCGCCGAATTGCCCAGGAGCTGAAGAACGAAGAAAAGGAGGGGCGACTGATTTCGACGGATTTCGCGACCTTCGCCCTGTCTCGGATTGCCGCCCAGATTGCGACTATTCTGGACACTTTACCGCTTTCCATGCGGCGGGCTCATCCTGATCTGGAGCCCAGGCACATCGATGCGCTGACGCGAGAAATCGCCAAGGCCCGTAACACAGCTGCGCAAGTCGACGAGCTCCTGCCCGAGTTAGTCGAGGAATATGTCGAGACCCTGTCCGAAACAGATTAGGAATTTTCAGAAGGCCGCCCGGGCTGGCTTGACCGCCCTGGTGCGGCCTGAGCCAAAAACGGCCACGGAATGGGCCGACGAAAATTTCTATCTGTCCAGCGAATCCTCATATCACGAGGGGCGGTGGTCGACATTGCATTTTCAGGTGGCGATCCTTAACGCAATGGGCTCGGACGCGGTCCGAGTCGTGAACGTCGTAAAAAGCGCTCGCCTCGGGTACACGAAAATGCTCCTGGCAGCGATTGCCTACTATCTGGAGCATAAGCGTCGAAATGTCCTGTCATTCTCGCCGACCGACACGGATGCCGAGAACTTTTCCAAGACTCACGTCGATACCGCCATTCGGGATGTGCCGCCTCTAAAGGAGCTGGCTCCTTGGTGCGGGATGAAGCACCGAGACAATACCCTCGACAAAAAACGCTTCTCGAACGGAAAACAGCTGTTCATCCACGGCGGTAAGGCAGCCCGGAATTACCGGGAGAAGTCGGTCGACGTGGTGATTTATGACGAGCTTGCCGCCTTCGATGCAGATATCGAAAAAGAGGGCTCGCCGACCACACTTGGCGACAAGCGCCTCGAGGGCTCAACGTTCGGGAAATCGATTCGAGGGTCAACGCCGAAAACTCGGGGCGAATGCCAGATTGAGAAGGCGGCAAGCGAATCAGAATACTACTTTCGATTCAGGGTGCCGTGTCCACACTGCGGAACCGAGCAAGTGTTGGAATGGGGCGGGGCGGATTGCAACTACGGCATCAAGTGGAATAACGAGCTCCAAGGCATTGAGGCCCGAGCCGCCACGGCCTTTTACCTCTGCCGGGCAGGGGCCTGTGTCATCAAACAGCATGAACTGAATGATGCCGGACGAGTGCATTCCGCCCACGAAGGTCGCTGGGTCTGTGATAACACAGGCGTATTCACTCGGGACGGGGTGGACTTCTTTTCATCTGATGGAACGCCAACGACCACGCCGGCACACATCACGTTTCACGTGTGGACAGCCTACAGCCCATTTACCACCTGGGCTCGGATAGTTGAGGACTTCCTCAAGGCCAAGGGCGATGCGAGCAAGTTAAAGACCTTTGTCAATACCACCCTGGGCGAGACCTGGGAGGACGAAACCGGCGAAGGCCTGGAATGGGAGCACCTGTACAACCGTCGGGAGGTTTTCCCGGAAGTCCCTGACAGGGCGGTTGCGCTGTTTGGGGGTATCGACACGCAGGACGATCGATACGAGGGCCGCGTCTGGGCATATGGCCCAGGGGAAGAGAGCTGGCTCGTCGATCGATTCATTCTCTACGGCGACCCAGCTGGGGAGGAGCTTCAGCGCAAAGTAGAAGAACGGATCCGCAAGCAGTACACCCGTGCCGATGGTCAGATTCTGGGCGTGAAAATGTGGACATGGGATTCAGGTGGTCACTACACCGACGAAGTCTATGCCCAGTCTAAAAAGCTCGGGATTATGTGGGTCATACCGACAAAGGGCGCTAGCCAGTACGGAAAACCCATCGCTGACTTCCCCAGATCACGGAATCGCAAAGGCGTGTTTCTCACCATGGTTGGTACAGACAACGCCAAAGAAGTCATTTATTCCAGACTTCGAATTCAGCCCGAGCCAGCTGAGGCTGTGCCAGGGTGCATACACCTGCCGGCCAATTCAGACATCTGCGACCAGGAAGAGCTAAAACAGCTGGTTGCAGAGGTAAAGAGAAGCAAAATCCAAAAGGGCCAGCGTGTTTACCGCTGGGATTCCATGGGACGGCGCAACGAGGCCCTCGATTGTTGTGTAGGGGCTTTGGCTGCTTTGCGCATTGCGCAACAACGATTCGGTTTCTCCCTCGACGCGGAATACCGCAAACCGCGACCGGAAAAGCCTACGGCGGAGGAGGCAACTCCCCGCCCTGAAAAAGGCGCCTTCGATAAAAATGGATCCCGGACAACGGGCGGGGGCGGTAACGATTGGCTGGGCATCAACAAATCAGGCGGAGGATGGCTCAAGTAAATGCCGACACCTACAGCGCAAGACATGCTCGACAAATACATGGAGGCCGAGTTGGCCTTGCTCGAGGGCAAATCCATCACCTGGAACGGCAAGACCTATACCCGGGAAAACCTCGGCGAGATTCAGCGAGGCCGCAGGGAGTGGGAGCGCCGCGTTGGTAACCAGAGCACTCGCCCCTTCGGATTCGCGAGATTTTATTAATGGCCATGAACTGGATTGACCGGGCGCTGGCGCCGCTGTTTCCCGGCATGGTCGCCAGCCGTGTGGCTGCTCGGCTGGCAATCCGCGCCTATGAGGCTGCACACCCATCCCGCACTCACAAGGCCAAGACCGAGCGCCGCTCAGCTAACGCGGCGATCAAAGCCTCAGCCAAATCCCTGCGGGACCAAGCCAGGGCCCTGGATGAAAATCACGACATCGTTACCGGGTTGTTCGACAAACTCGAGGAGCGCGTCGTGGGGTCGAAAGGGATCGGAATTGAGCCCTTGCCGCTGCTGACGACCGGAGATGTCGCCACTGAGTTAGCCGCTCAGATTAAATCTGCGTGGGGCGAATGGAGCCTGCGACCGGAAGCCTCCGGCATGCTGTCCCGCCCCGAGGTAGAACGACTGGTGGCCAGAACTTGGCTGCGAGACGGCGAGGCTTTAGCCAGCTTTATTGCGGGTAACGTGCCCAGCTATACGCACCTGACCGAGGTGCCATTTGCGCTCGAGCTACTGGAGCCAGACTACCTGCCGCACGAGGACGACGCCACGAGGGGTATTACCCAGGGCGTAGAGCGTAACGAGTGGGGCAGGGTGAAGGGCTACCACATATTCAAAAAGCACCCGGCAGACTCAGTTTCGTTAAAGGCCGACACCAAGTTCGTCAAAGCTGACGACATGATCCATATCGCCACCCGCAAACGCATTGGCCAGGTGCGTGGTGTTTCCCTGTTGGCGCCGGTCATGATCCGGCTCGCAGATATCAAAGATTACGAAGAGTCCGAGCGTGTGGCCGCCCGTATCGCGGCGGCGCTGGCGTTCTATATCAAAAAGGGTGACCCGGGACTGTATGCGCCCAACACCGAACCTGACGCCAAAACCGGCGAGCGGACCATTCCGTTTGGCCCGGGCATGGTCTTCGACGGCCTCGCTCCCGGCGAGGACGTGGGCACCATCGAGAGCAATCGACCCTCGGCTCTGCTTGAAGGCTTCCGAAACGCGATGTTACGGGCTGTGGCCGCGGGTACTCGCACCAGCTATTCGTCACTGGCCAGAGATTACAACGGCAGCTATTCGGCACAACGCCAAGAGCTGGTCGAGTCGCAGTCCGGTTTCGAAGTTCTGCAAAACACCTTTATCGACCAATACGCCCGCCGGGTTTACCGACGCTGGCTCGAGGTGGCCATCGCCGCCGGAAAGATTCGAATCCCGGTCGGCGTCGAAAAGCGCACTGTATTTAACGCCGTTTATATCGGCCCCGTTATGCCATGGATCGATCCCAAGAAAGAAGGCGAAGCATGGAGAGGTCTGGTCGCCGATGGATTTGCCACCGAGGCCGAGGTCGTCCGTGCCCGTGGCGGCAACATCGCCGAGGTCAAGAAACAACGGCGCCAGGAAATCGATGAAAACCGCAATCATGGCCTGGTGTTCGACTCCGATGCTTACCACAAACACTATTCCACAGGAGGCAAAAACGCCGATGAAAAAGCCACTACTTCCGGTAGCAGCGCTGGGGACGATGATGAATAGCGCCATTATGGCGTCTGCGGCGGTGCGGATCACCGAGCCACTGGCAAAAGCAGGGGCGGAAACCTGGTACGCCATGAGTGCCGCTGCCAACGGTGCCCTCAATATCTCAATCTACGACGAGATTGGCTTCTGGGGCATCAATGCCGCTGACTTTAAGCGCACCCTGGACCACTACGGCGATGTATCCACCATCAATCTGTCGATCCATTCGCCCGGTGGGGCTGTTTTCGAAGGCCTCGCCATATACAACCTGCTGCGGAATCACCCCGCCAAGGTAAACGTCCACATCGATGGACTCGCAGCATCAATCGCCTCGGTCATCGCAATGGCAGGCGACACGATCACCATTCCCGAAAACGCTTTCATGATGATCCACAAACCTTGGGTTAATTCCATGGGTGATGCCGAAAAGCTTAGGGAAGATGCCGACCTGTTGGACAAGGTCGAAACCAGTTTGCTCTCGGCCTACCGAAGCAAAACCGGGCTGCCCGATGACGAAATCACCGCAATGATCGCCGCTGAAACGTGGCTGACCGGGGCGGAAGCCGTCGAGAAGGGCTTCGCCGATTCACTCGCCGAGCCCCTTGAGGCCGTGGCTAACTTTCAATCAACGATGTTGAGGCTTGAAGATATGTTTAATTCCATTCCAGCCGGTGGCGGCAATCAGCCCAAGCCGAAAAACACGCCTGCGCCCGCTGCTCCTGCGGCGCCAGCAGAGCCCGCACCCACACCTGCTCCTGCAGCGCCCGCCGCGCAGGTTCCCACAGTGGCTGATTTCCAAGCTGCTGAAACCCAGCGCCGTACTGAAGTACGGGCTGCGTTCGAGAACTTCGACTATCCCGAACTGCGTGATCGTTGCCTCGATGATATGACTTGCACAGTAGAGCAGGCTCGCGCCGCACTGCTGGACGAAATGGGCAAAGGCCGCGAACCCAGCAGGCCCTCAGCGTCCCAGATCCACGTCGGCAACGGCGCCCTGGTGCGAGACTCCATCCGCAATGCGCTGTCTGCCCGGGTAGGTGTCGCGGAAATCGAGAGTGGTAATGTTTACGCGGGCATGACGCTCATTGAGCTGGCACGAGCCTCTTTGGTCGACAACGGTGTCGGCGTGGCCAGTATGACGGATCGCCGTATTTTGGTAGCGAATGCCTTCACCCATAGCACAGGGGATTTCTCCATCGCTCTGTCGGATGTGGCCCACAAATCCATGCTACGCGGCTATGAGGAGGTGGAAGAAACCTTCGAAAAGTGGACCAGCAAGGGCATTCTGACTGACTTCCGCGAGGCAAGTCGAGTGGACCTTTCGCGGTTCCCATCGCTGCGCAAAGTCGCAGAGGGTGCAGAGTTCAAGTATGTCACCACCAGCGACCGTCAAGAAAAGATCTTGCTGTTGACCTACGGTGAGCTGTTCTCAATCTCGCGCCAGGCCATCATCAATGACGACCTGTCCGTGTTTGATCGCATCCCTCGCATGTTTGGTCGTGCAGCCCGTCGCACCATCGGTGACGCGGTGTATGCCGCGCTGATTTCCGGTCCCACGATGGGTGACAACAAGGGTCTGTATCACGCAGATCACAAAAACACCTCTACCCCAGATGCGCTGGACGTGGCAGCCCTCGACGGCATGAAGGTAAAAATGGGCACCCAGAAAGAGGGTGGCGCGTCGCTCGGTATTCGCCCTGCTTACCTACTCACACCCATTACCCGGGAATCTACGGCCAAGGCAATTCTGGCCGCAGAGTTCGATCCGGCTTACGCCAACGACCGGGTTCCCAACCCGATCCGTAATTCCATGGAAGTCATTGGGGAAGCCCGTCTGGACGATGACAGCCCGGATAAGATCTACGGCGTGGCCAGCCCCGGCATGTACGACACCATCGAAGTAGCGTACCTGGACGGCAACGAGTCTCCATTCCTGGATCAACAAGGTGGCTTTGAAGTCGATGGCATTACCCACAAAGTTCGCATCGACTGCGGCGTGGCCCCAATGTCCTTCCGCACCATCCACCGGGCAACCATCACACCCTAATTGAGAACCATTAATTGGCTTTCCCCTGCCGCTGGCGGGGGTGGTCCTCCTGTCTCTGAAATCGAGAGGATTTGAGATGAAAAACTATGTGCAAAAGGGTGAGGCGATCACCGTAACAGCGCCGGCGGCCCTGGTCTCTGGCCAAGGCGTGCTCGTCGGCGAAGGCCTCTTTGGCGTTGCAGTAAATGCAGCTGAGAGCGGCTCTGAAGTGACTATTATCACTGAAGGCGTGTTTGAACTTCCCGCCGATGCCACCGTAGCTGCCGGGGACGTTGTGGAGTGGAACACGGGAGAAGCCTTGCCGATCGCTGCAGGCGTGCGAATTGGTGTCGCTTTAACGGCGTCCACGAACGGATTGGCACAGGTAAAAATCGGCTGATGTCTTTCAAATCGATGACAGCCGCAATGACGGTCATGGCTCGTGGAGCCTTTGGCTCAACCGTTACCGTCACGCCGCCCGGCGCCGGGCCTATCCCCGGTGTTGGCGCGATCATCGATAAAGGAGCTGAAGTCACCGACGAATTCGGCGCCGGCTCCGACAACAGGGGCTTTGGTGTCGTAACAGCAACCCGAATTGAGGTCGAGTTATTTCGTTCTGAAGTCGGGAGCGTTGGGCGCGGCACCCTGGTTCAGGACGACGACACCGGCGAAGTATTTCGTCTACTCGACCCAATTGAAGCCAGCGGCGAGATCATGCGCTGGGTCGCCAGCCAAGTGTAATGTATGACTGGAGAACAATTTGACGCTGGTCAGCTCGATCAGTTTGCAGACCGAATTCGAAAGTCGCCAAACAAGGCGGAAACTGCATTCATCGAGGCCCTCAATAAAGGCGGTGAGTTTGCACGTCAACGTGGTGTAGACAAAATTCATTCCGAGCTTAATTTGACGCGCAGTTACGTCGAAAAGCACCTGCAAATTACCCGCCAAGCGCAGCCGGGGGACCTTCGTACCGTCATCAGTGGGCGGGCAAGGCCAACCACTCTTTACCGATACGGTGGCGACAAAATAGCGACCACTCCAGCTAGAAGCGCCAGGCGAAAACTCAAGGGCGATAAGCGTAGGGGGATCGCTCGCGGACAAAAAGCCGCGGGCATTCAGCCATTTCGAGTGAAGCGGAGTGGCTCATCCACGAAATGGGCTGGCGGATTTATTGTGTTCTTGAATCGCGGTGTTTCGGGTGACGGGAGCAATGTGGCAATGGCCATCCGTACTGGCAGAGGACGAGATGACTGGCGTGTGCTTTATGGTCCGAGTGTCGGCTCTGCCTGGAAAAACGTTCGCCGCGACGTTAATCAGGAGGCGCTGGAGGTTGTCGGCGCCGAATTCCAAACGGCCTTCACCCGGATTTTTTGATAATGACTGAATCCCAATCAACCTTGATCGCTAAGGCAATCGAGCGCTGCCTGCTGCATATCGCAAAGGACTCAGGATATCTGACCGATGCTGGATCGAGCGTACACAGAGGCTGGTTCGCACACGCCATTCAATCGCGAAGCGCAACATTTCCACTGATAGCAATTCAGCCAGACACGCAAAGCGTAGAGAAAGCCAGCGGCACCGGGCGAGAGTTCAGAATCGCTGATAGCTTCAGACTGGTTGTTGCCACCGACGATGTGGCACATCCAGCCGACCTATTGAAGGACTGCATGCGCGACGTGCGGCGCGCCCTTGCCCTCAACTGGGAAGCTGAAATCACCTCAATACCAGGGGTTCGCGCCCCTGATATCGGAACGGCCGAGTTTGCGTTATCCGCCGACTCACCTCACACCCTCGCGGCAATGCCCGTGGGAATTACCTTTACTGAAAAACACGAGGCATAAACCATGGCTCAACAAACCTATAGCTACATGGGCAAAGGGAAGATTTACCTGCGGTCGACTTCTGGCGGCGGAGCGATGCCCATTGGTAACTGTTCCGCGCTCACCTTGAGCGTTGAAACCAATTCCGTTACCCAGCCGAACTACCAGGTGGCCGGTGGCGGCGTGGCCAATGAAATACAACGTATTTCAACGGTCTCTCTGGCGATGACCATGCTGGAGTTTCGTCCGAAAAACCTTCAGATCGCGCTGCGGGGAACAATCGCTGCGGTGACGGCCGGCACCGTGACTGACGAACGGCATGAAGCCTATGCCGACGGACTTGTGGCCTTCGACCACGTTCCTGATAAGGGAGAAACCATAACCGTCACTCACGACCCGGATGGCACGCCCGTCGCTTTGACTCTCGGCACTGACTATCAGGTGACCGGTGCCGGCATCGTCATGCTCGATTCCGGTAATTACGTGGACGGTGATCAAATTGGTGTCGATTACACCAAAGTCGCCGGAAACGCCATCGAAGCAATGACTGGGTCTGGCGATGAGTACGAACTGATCTTCGACGGGCTCAACGAGGCGGAAACCGACAAGGCAGTTATTATCCGCGTGCATCGCGTCAAGTGGTCACCTACCTCTGGCCTCGGATTTATTGGTGAAGATTTCGGCGAGCTGCCCCTCGAAGGCTCGGTATTAGTCGACAGTACCAAGGTCGGTGCGGGCATATCCCAATACTTCAAAGTGACATTTGCCGACGAGTAACACCACCCCCGAATCCGGCGGGAAACTGCCGGACGAGGTTAATTAAGACGTGAGCGACTGAGGTGAAGGCATGAGAGTGACCAGCGCAGATTCAGAAACCGAGTACCGAATGCGCGGTGGCTCGTATGTTATGGCTTTTAAGGCCAATGGCGGCACCCTCGATGTGCAGGTGCGAGTGGAAGAAGGTGTGTTTGTCAGCGCCAAACAGTATTCCGAAGACTTTGTTGAGGTTGCCGACCTCGGTCGCGCCGTGTGCAAATTCGTCGTAACGGGTGCAGGAAAACTGAACGTCTACGGCGGAATTAATGTTTAAGCCGCTATTTCGCACAGCCTTCGCGGCCGTCGATAGGCACTTGCTTCCCGTTGAAGGTGTGAGCTTGCTGGAGCAGGTACAGGCTCTGATCAGTTCGCATGGCGGGGTACTGTATACCAATGACCTCAGCACCATGTTCCAGGATGAAGCGGGCACACAGCCAGTGACATCACCCGGTGACCCGATCGCGCTATGGCTTGATTCAGGCCAAGGTGGATTGGGCAGCCTCGGTGTAGAGCGCGTCACCAATGGCGACTTCAGCAGTGGTGAAACAGGATTTACCGAGCTTGGTGGAAACAGCATAACCGTAGCCGGTGGGCAAGCCACGCTATCCCGCGCAGTTGGTGGCAGCGAGCCAGTGGTGAGCTTCAGTGTCGATACAGAGGCAGGAAAAAGCTACTTGATCTCAGTCGATGTTATCGATCGCAGCGACATGGGCGCGAATGCATTTGGCGTTTACGCCGATGATGTCGCACTGCTGAGTACCACGGCTTCCGGGGTGTCACAGCTCTTGTTTCATGCCTCAGCAACGGAAACAGCAACGTGGCAGCTGAGAATCATGGGAGGTACGCCGCTCACCTCGTCGCGCGACATTGTGATTGATGAACTTTCGGTGAGGGAGGTGCCGGGGCACCATGCTGTTCAAACGACGGCGGCCGCTCAGCCAGTGCTTCAGCAGGATGGCAGCGCATTCTATTATCTGGATTTCGATGGTGTCGATGACCTGCTGGCTGGGCTGAATTCTGTTACGTTATCGCAACCAAGCACCGTCTCTATTTGCTTTAGCGTCCCGGCAGCGGGGACCTCCCGTCCTTTGTTATCAGGTACCAGCCCGAATCGACACAACATGACAATCAATGGAACTGACCACCCCCTGATTTTTGCCGGCGGATCGTTGGTGGACACTGATACGACTATTGCAGTGAATGTGCCTTACATATTCACAGCCGAATTCAATGGCCCTTCCAGCTCAATCCGCATCAACAAATCACAAACTGCCGGCGGTGGCGCGGGGACTGAGGGCTTATCTGGATTGTCGATAGGAGCGGGTGGTGGGGGTTCGCCGCCGAGCGAGGCAAGTGTCTACGCCGTGGCTATCGTCAGCGGCGTCTTGTCGGCCTCCGAAATGGCAGTGCTAGAGGATTACATCGAGAGTCTTTATTGAGGTGAACCTGACCTCTGCTAGCCGCTTCTTCGAGCGATAAATCCACGATCCGATCCCAATACTAATACCCCTTTCTTCGCACGGCCCCACGCTGTGCATACAACCTCTTCCCTATAGCGGTGCCTTCCCATGGCTTTAAAAGACCAAACCGTTAACCTCATTCTTCGTGCAAAAAACTTCTTGTCTGGCGATACCGCGAAGGCTGCCGACAGTGTCGATGGCCTGGCCAAAAGCGCGGACAGATTGAAAGGCGAACTGCGAGCCCTCGAGGACAATCAAGGGCTCGTTAAGCAGTTTGAAAAAACCGAAAAGGCTGTTGAGCGCACGTCTGCCGCCTATGATCGGGCTCGCCTTCGAGCAGACAAGTTAGCCGACAAAATCGATAAAGTGGGTGTGCCTACACAGCGTCAAGCCCAGGAGTTTGACGCTGCTCAAAAAGCGGTTAATGCGGCTGAACGCGCGTACCAACGGGCCGAAAAAAGTCTGGGCGAGCTGGCTGAAGAAGCCAACCAAGCTGGCATCAACCTTGAGGATCTAAACGGTGAGCAACGCCGGTTGGCGGAGCGAGCAAAGACAGCCCGCCGGGAACTCGATGACCTGGGCAACGACACCGAAAAAACCGATTCTCGCTTCCTCTCTTTCCGCAAAAACCTCTCGAACAGTGTTGTTACCCTTGGCAAGTTGGCCGCCGCCGCGACTGCCGCGGGTGCTGCTCTTGCGGTAGGGGCGCTAACCCGTTTCACATCTTCCCAGGCCGATCTGGCTCGTCAGACCCTGGCGAGCGCAGAAGCCTTCGATATCTCGGCTGAGACACTCCAAGAGTGGCAATACGCCTTTGATCGCGTCGGCATCAGTGGCGAAAAAACCGCCGATATTATGAAAGATGTCGCCGAGAAGATCGGTGATGCCTTTCTAACCGGTGGTGGTGAAGCCGCGGAGGTAATCAGTGGGCTAAATCTTAACATCGAGCAACTGGTTCGGCTCAAGCCGGATGAGCAGATTCTTGCGATCTCCGACCGGCTGAAAGGGATGCCCAAGCCGGCTCAGATCCAAATTTTGGAGGCATTGGCTAACGATGCGTCGTTGCTGTTGCCACTTCTGGAAAATAATGCCGAGAAGCTCCGCGAGCTGTCGGAGGAGGCTCGGCAGAGAAACGCAATATTTAGCGAGGAAGAACTCCGAACCTTAGCTGACGTTGATAGTCAGCTTTCAAAAATATCAGCGAGCTTGTCTGGGTTTGTAAAAAAAATAGCGTTAAGCGCGGCCCCAGCATTTAAACGGCTGGCTACAGCGATAGATCAGGCTTTAAATGATCGACCGGAGCTCATTCGGAAGGTTACTGAAGCCGTTGCATCGTTTAGTGATACCGCCGTTAATGGGATTCTTGGCCTAGTCCAAGCATTGAAGGTCTTGGCCGGAGCGGTAAACGAAAACCTCGCGGCAATAGGATTAATGGGTAAAGCTCTTGTCGCGCTGAAGTTGGCTTCATTTTCCCAGTCCGCCGCGAAACTGGCGGGTACGCTCGGTGGAGCACTTGTTACTGGGACAACAGCGGCGGCGTCCGCCACTAGGACACTTGGTATAGCCCTGCGCGCGCTTCCATTTTTGGCATTAGTTGAAGGCGTCACTTATACGGCTGCGGCCTATCTTAAGCTAAAGAGGGCGCAGAACGAACTGGCGAAGAGTCAGCAGTTGCAGGAAGAGGTGCAGGAAGAAGCCAACCGACGAATGGCTGAGTTCCAAAAGCAAACGGGCCTGTCTGTAACGTCCCTCAAAGATATGATTCGCCTAATGGAAGAAGGCGTGGTGGTTCAGGATGAATACAGTGGCAAGTGGCGCCTGGCGGCCGATGAGATTTCGGATGCTGAGAGGGCGCTTCGGAGTAAGCTAAAAGCGTCGAAAGAGGCCAAAACTGAGCTGGCCAAATTTGAAACGGTGGTTCAGTCGCTGATATTTGCGTTCAGAGAAAGTAAGGGGGCTGGAGAGACGCTGGAGCAAAGCATTGCAGCGCTGGGCAGTAAAGCGCTGAACAGTGGTGTATCTGGCATTCAAGCGCTTTCAATCAGTCTTGAGCGATTAGCTCTGGAAGGCGAAGGAACGAGGCAAGAGCTGTCCGACGGGCTCGCGACATTTCTTAAAGATCTGAGTGGCAAACAGTTCACAGCGTTTGGTGCAGCGATTACCAAAGAGCTTGAACGCATCAATTCAGCGTCTGGTGAGACCAGTAATCGCTTGTCGTTTATGGCAACGCTACTAGACGCAACGCTCACAGCTGCGGCACAACGTGCGGGTATCGACATCGGCGAGGTGCTGGAGGGCATCAGCCAGGACAGCCGCGAGGGTATTCTGGCGTTTCAGCAATTGGTCAAACAAATCAGCCTTTCGGGGCTTGCAGCGGAGCAAGCGGATAAATTAATCAAAGCTGGTCTGAAGCAGACTCTTGAGGGGCTGGATACCTCGGAGGAAATACAGGCCACGATCACGTCGCTCCAGGCGCTTGCGGAGGCGGGTGATCTGTCCGCTAGTCAGGTTGCGGATTTATTGGCACTGGTGAACAAGCGCGGCGAGGAGATTGCTCGCTCGTTGGAGGGGGCGGGTGATGCTGGCGTCGACGCCGGCAACCAAATCGCCCAGGGCATGGAAACCGCGCAGGATTCGGTGCGAGAGCTGGGCGAAGAAGTCAGCCGGGCGGAGCAAGCCATTGGTGACACGGCGGTCAGGGCCAAGGCGATAGGCGAGCGCGTTGCAGGCTTTTACAACACCGTTACCGCCAACCTCGCGAGCCTGAGTCAAAAAGCCCACGACGCCTTTCAAAACATCACTGGTGGCCGGTCTGCCGCGCGAGGCATCGACGAAACACGCGCAAAGCTTAAAGCCGTCGAAGCCCAGATACGGTCGATGCAGCAGGCGGTGCACGTTGACCGCAGCGGTATTGTCGACTGGATGAAAGACACTTCCGTCGCGGCCGCGACGGTTGAGCGCGATTTCTATCGCCAGAAACTGGCACTGGAGGAGCTGCTCGAGCGTTTCGAGAGCGGCAACCATCGAGTGGCGGGGCTGGGGCTTACCGTTGATGAGGTCTCGCGTCGCTTTGATCTGTTGGATGAACAGGATTTGTCGCAGTTGCAGGGGTCTGTGGCGCGTGTGCGGGACGAAGTCGCCGGCTTGCAGGATTCCCTGGAAGACACGATCAGCAGCTTGCGTCAGGAACTCGCCAGCCTCGAAGGCGACACGGTTGAGCTGGAACGCTTGCGGTATCAGGAAGCGCGCCTTGAACTCCAGGAGCAATTGAATCGGGCCCGGTCGTTGGGTGATCGCAATGCGATCGCAGCGGCCCAGGAAGCACTCTCGCTACAAAAGCAGGCCTATGATCTTCGCGTGCAGCAAGCGCGGGAGCGCGATCTCGAGGATCGGCGCCGCGCCGCAGAGCAGGCTGCTGAAGAGGAACGTCGCCGGCAGGAACGCGAAGCCGAGCAGCGTGAGCAAACCGCCGCGGCCTTTTCTCAAGAGCGCCGACAGGCCACGTCACAGCCCGCACAGGGCGACAGTATTCGATTACAACTTCCCAACGGCCGCACCGCAGAACTCAGCGGGCCTACGGCCGACATTAACCGATTGCTCGAATTTCTGAGCGAAGCCGGATTGAGGGCCAACCAGTGACACTTGATGGCATCGATATTACCGACAACCTGGTTTGGGTAGATGAGTTCCAGTTTAACCAGATCGAGCAAAGTCAGGAGCGGAGTCTGACCGGAGGGCTGATCGTCCAGGAGGGCGTCAAGCGTTATGGCCGCCCGATCACCCTGCGGGGATGGTTGCCCCGGGCGACGCTGGATCTTCTGTTTGCCTTAGAGGCGACGCCGGCCACCGCAATGACGTTGGTGTTGGCTGACGCCCGCACATTCAGTGTGATTTTCAACCGCACCCGTATTGCCATTGAGGCCGACGAGGTCGCCCCTTACACCAAGGCCAGCACCGAGCCTGACTGGCAGTACCAAACAACACTAAACCTGTTAACCGTGGAGCCCAGCGCATGACCATTACCAGCGCCGATATCAAGTTAATGCAACCGGAACGGCTGTCGGACGACGCCGACGGCGGCGGTCAGATGACGGGCCTGCCGGTCGTCGATGGCGACATCAATAATCTGTTTGAAGATATCTCCCGGGTGAACCGCACCTACGGCAGCGTCAGCATGCGGAAAGCCTTTCTCAAAGTGGATACGGCGACCGCGGACCTTTATCTGGACTCCCACGCCATCCTGAGTGCTCAACCCGCCGACCCGAATGTAACGGGCCTGCTTTTCAGCACCGAGGACTTCTACGACGAGCGAGTGCAAGCGCGGGTGGCCGTCGAGTCATTCGTGATTCAAGGCCCGGTGACCGGGCTGCAATTGCGCGGCACACAGCTAAAGGGACAGCGAGCCTTGATTTGCTATGCGCCTTCGGTAAACACGGTACCGTCTCCCGAAGTCGGCGAAACCTACATGCTCCAGATCAACGACGACCTGGAGACTCGTCAGTTCATCAAAGTTCTGGGCGTTGAGCAAAGCTCGGAGATATTTACCTACGAAGTTGAGGGTGGGAACATCCGCACCTTCCGCGCCGAGCAGTATGTTCTGTCGATTTCCACCGATTTAAAACAGGATTACCCAGCAGAATCGCCCAGTCCACTGGCGGATAATGCGGCTCGCCTTTACTCAACGCAGCCCGCGTCATCGGGCAAGTACTACGGCACGACGACGCTTGCAGAGCAAGCCCTCGCGGGTGATACAGCCATCACGGTCACCGACACCTTCGCCCCCATCGTGCCGACCGCAAGCACTGAAACGCCTGTGGTGGACCAGCGCCCCGGCGGTTTTTCCTCCTTGGTAGTCGAATCGGCGGACGCTGATATCACGTTATCAGTGACCGTTGCCGGCGGAGCCACCAGCCTGCTGCCGTGCGCGATCGTGCCAGGATCAATGTCCCTGGTCTTGTCCGGCGTGACCTACACCGACAAGGGCGGGATTTTCGTCAACGGCAGCGGCGATCCTGCGCAGCTTGATGGCGCTGAGATCGATTACCTGAGCGGCATTATCTCCTGGGGAACAGCTACGGCCTCCGGCACCGGCAACCTTACTTTTCGCTCGGGCGCGTTGTACCAGCGACTGCCGAACACCGGCACCATCAGCATCGTTGATGGCAATCGCAACTTTAACTACGTGATGACCCTGGACCCCGCGCCGGCGCCGAAGACATTTCATGCCTCGTATCAATACCTGGGCAAGTGGTACTACATCTATGATGACGGATCCGGCGTGCTCATCGGTGACGGCTCTGGGCAGATTAACTTTGACACAGGGTCAGTGGTTTTGACCCTGCAGGCGCAGCCGGACGCGGACTCGCTGATCTTTTATCGCTGGGCCGAGGGCGGAATATTTGCAAAAGCTGCAGACATTGCCTTCACCGGACCCTCTCCGGTTCGACTGACGACATCGCAAGCACCCGTGAAACCGGGAACGTTTACCTTGTCGTGGGACGAGGGTGGCGTCGGCAAAACAGCCACCGAGGCCGGAGACGGCGTGCTGACCGGAGACGCCACCGGCACGATTGATTATGCCCGTGGCGTGATATCACTGACCTCGGGCAATGCGCCCGATGACGACTACACTCTCGACTACACCTTTAAGGATGCGGTGCCCACCGTCACCACTATCGCGCTATCGGACAATCTCAATCAGAGCGATGTGACCTTCACTTTGCCCACCGGCATCGCGCCAGGCGGCCTACGATTTGATCTGGTTAAGTCGTACAAGCGGCAAGTGCTCGACGAAAACGATGTGGTGCTTAGCGAGTGGTATGAGGAGGTGACGGCTTCGTTCTATGACGATGGCAACGGCAATATGAAAGAGCGCCATCACCAGGACGTCTTCGTCGGCACGATCAATTACAGCACCGGCGACGTGGTGCTGTGGGGCACCGAGATATTCCAAAGCCGACGCGTGAAAGCCAACGCCAAAGCGGTATCGGCAGTGGTGGGGTACGCCCAGGAGTACTACACCAAGCAGCAGGGTGAGAACTTGCCCGAGATCCTGCTCGCGCAATCGATCGACATCAACCACAACCAGGCCACTGACGTAGACACGACGCAGCAAGACACCCGCGCCTACAACGCGCAGCCCTGGAACTTCACTCTTGCCCGCCAGTACGACATCGTGCCAGGAAGCGTGATACTCGATATCGACGGCGCGATTTGGTTTGACGATGGCGACGGCCGCTTGCTGCACAGTTACGACACGACCACCGGCACCGGAGTGGTGGCTGGCACCATTGACTACGGCTCGGCCGACTGCACCATCCCGTACTACGCTGGGCGAGCGCACACCGCGACGATCACGCCAGTGGCAACGCTAATCGGCAAAAGCTGGGGCGTGTTTCGGGGCGGCCGGTTTCTGACGTCAGCCTCTCCGCTGCGGCCCAGTGGCTTCAATATTCGCGGCGACAATATCAACACTGGCACGCAGTACAACGGCGAGGCTGACCACGAGGGCGTTATCACAGGCGATGGTATCACCGGATCGGTAGACCTTCAGGACGGCTTTGTGCAGGTCGAATTTCCGGCGCCGGTATCCGACTCCACCGTGTTTTATAACGCCGTTTCGTTTAAGCAGATCCCGCTCGACGAGGACATTCTCGGCCTTGACCCTGTGCGCTTGCCTGGGGATGGGCGAGTCCCAATCTTGCGGGATGCCGACATACTGGTCATCACCCACACCCAAAAAGACCTGATCCCGTCGCCGGGCGATGGCGTCGTCGTTAATGCCGGGCGGGATAAGCTCTACGACGGGTGGATCGAGGACGACGAAGCCACCCGCTTATCTCCAGCCCAGTACACCCTGGACAAGGCTGCTGGGACCGCAACGCTCGCCACCCCATTTACTGCAGAAGATGCGCAGAGCAACCCGCTGGTCGGCGACCTGCACTTTGTGCATCGAATTGATGACATGGCGTTGTGTACCGAGGCTCGCATCAGCGGCCGTCTGCAGCTGGCGCAGCCGCTTTATCACGACTTCCCTGTGGCGGACACCTGGGTGGCTTCCGCCGTTTACCTGGGGAGCCTCAGAGCCAAAACGCAGGACTGGGTTAGCTATACCACTGACCCGGGTGACTACGACGGCGAAGGCACACCGACCAACGCCCAATACAACCTGATCGCTTACCCGATTGCGATCGACAATCGGGGCGCGGTGCCGGATCGCTGGAAAATCAAATTCAACTCGACCACGACCTTTGAGCTGTTCAGCGAGCAGCGCGGGCTGGTGGCCTCAGGCGATACCGGTACCGACTTCAGCCCAACGAACCCGCAGACCGGCACGCCGTACTTCACCATCGTCGCATCAGGCTGGGGCAGTGGTTGGAGTACGGGCAACACCGTGCGCTTTGATACGGAGGCCGCTGCGGCCCCGCTGTGGCTAATCCGCACTGTACTGCCGGGCCTTGCGACGGTGGACGATGATCAGCTGAAAATCGAGCTACGTGGAGATCACAACTGATGCCAGTGACGATTTATAAAAGCACCGACGCAAACGCCCCGGCCAAGCCTAGCACTGGGGCAGATACCCCCAAGTACATCATGGACATATTCAAGGCGTGTCTGGTTGATGGGTATTCAGGCAAGGCCGCTGCGGGCTGGACGCTCGACTACAACGATACGACGGCGGGCAAGGAGCGGATGGCGCTGTCCAACGGAAACGGTGTCATCGAATTTGTGCAGCACCGCAACAACCACATCGTGATGCTGCTTTGGGACAGCATCACGACCCCCGGTGTGGGGGCGTTCTACGATGACGCCTTCAACGACGTAATGAGCGATGGCGTAAACGGTATAAAACATCTCTCGAAGCCTACGCCCGGGGCGGAATCGGAGGACGTACCTGCGATATACACATGGAACCTCTTCACCGGAAGTCAGTATGACTGGACTCTCTATGCTAATGACAAGGCCGCTTGGTTGAGATTTCACTATCCAGAGGGGCACGCCTCTGCGGAAGCGGGAGATAGCCTTGGTTATAGCGCGTCCTACCACCCTCTCTTGTTTTTAGGGGCGATACAGTCGCCAGATTTAGCCCGGGATTCTTTCGGTAACTTCTTTCTTGCCTACGGGGGGTACATCAAGCCTAACCTGACTTCGGGAAACACCTCCGCCACACAGCATATTGCCCACATGCTAGGGTTACGAACCCCGATGGGGACGGTGCCGGACTACGCCGTAAATACCCCTGTCTTCGACATCGAGTACGCCCAACGCGGGACATACGACCACAACCCGCTGAGCCCAGTGAGGGAGGTCAGTCGGTTTACGGTGACGTACATGGGGGCGGATGTTCCAAAGCCGTCCCATTGGAGCAATACATCTCAAGCCGAGTACCATTTTGCTTACCTGCCGGGCGCACTGACCCTTGGCAGGGACAATGGCAGCAACGGAGGTTTTTGGGGCAACTGGTCGCTGGAGAACGGCTTTACTTGGAACCAGCAAACATCCGTTATCGGGGGATTGAGCGTCTTCCCTGCCGGGGTGCTTAACTCTACTTCGGCAGGGACGGGCCTCACTGACGATGCCGGATGGTGGCCGTGATGCCAGTACAGATTCGTATTTGTGACTCGATAGAAACGCCGAACATCCAGTGGAAAGACTTCACCGTTGTGATAAACGATGCGAACCCGGACGCGGTAATCCCATTTCACACGTTTGTAAGAAACCGCCCCTTCGCCAAGTCTGCGGTGGTGACAGCCTCGGGAACACTGCGCCTCGACGTTTCGCAATTCCCCCCGGTCGTATCGGTAATGGCGATGGCTGGCGGGGGGCAAAAAGTCTACTTTGGCAGGGACATCGACCTCGTCAACGACACCTCAATTACCCTGTACGCGATTGATGAAAGCGGTGCAGGATCGGGCGGGGGCGGAGGATCACATCACGTCGCCGGGACCGTCACTATTGACGACGCATCCAAGGCGCGCAGCGTTCTTGTCATCAGCGACGACACCGGCAGCGGGCGCAAGGTGCTCGCCGAGGAGGTCAGCGGCAGCGACGGGCTATTTGATATAGCGTATACCGGGTGGACGGGGCCAGTAATTGTTCTGGCTGTAGATAACTACGGGGCAGAATTTCAGACAGAAACGGCGCTCAACAGCGGTGACATCGTGCACCCCGCCGTGCCAAACGGCTACGTCTACGAAGTCACCGCGAGCGGCACAACCGGCACAACCGAGCCGCAATGGCCCTCGTCAGGCAGCGTGCAGAGCGGGAGCGTCACGTTTAACACCATACCCTACTACAGACCTGTAGCCAGCGGCCCGCTGCAGGGAGCGCCGGTTTAATGGGATACACGGTCGAGAGCTGGAACAGCGTCACGCTCGCGCTGCGCGACGGCCCGTTTGTGGTGCCGGCCGACCCGACCACAGTCGACCTGGATTTCATCGATGCCGTCACTTATCCGCCGCTTCCCTGGGCGAGCCCCAGTATCTGGCAGGCCATCTCGGCACCATTGCTCAAAGCATCGGACGACGATGGTGCTACAGCAATGCCGCTGACCAGGGCGGAGGCTGCGGATACCTCTACGCGCGTCGAGTGGGGTATCGCCGGCGCCAGTTTCGCCGACGTCGCGGCCTCGTTCGGCAAGCCGTCAGTCCAAGACGTGCCGCTGTTGCTTCCTTGGGCTGGAGCTTTCGCCCTTGCCGCACCTTATCAATCGCCATGGGGCAAGCCCGTCAACGTCGACAGCCAGGCAGCCCCTCTATGGGAAGCCGCTACGCCCAAGGACCGATGGGGGTACAGTGCGGCATGGGTGACCAGTACGTCTGCCGATCAAGTGCAGGGCGCCGGATGGCATACCGTCAACCTGCTCGGCGAGATCTACGACGACGATGCACTGCGCGATGCGCGGCTCAATACCGACACCGCCCTCGCCATCACGCTCGACTTTAAAGAGGGGTCTTACAAGCCACCGAAGGCAACGCTGATCGCGCTTGAGCTTGCTTACACGCCACCGATTCGCCCCATTGTGCCGCACGACGTCGCCACCCATCTGACGGCACGCCAGGCCTCTCCCCATGATGACCAGCGTCGCATTCCCTGGGGAGACGGTGACACCCTATGGCGAAACGTCAATCTACCGTACCCAGTGGAACCGAACCTTCCGCCACCCCCGGCGCCGGGAATCCCCCCTGAAATCAAATTGGTATATCAGCAGATGAATACGCTACAGATCACCGACATCGCTACGGGAACGCCGCTGGACATCCGCGATGTGACCCTGAGCCTGGACATCGACTCGCTAAGCTGGAAGTTTACCGGCACGGTTTATGGCCAGGGCACCCTGGATCTCGTCAAGCCGGACAGCCAGGGAATGAAGGAAATCAGCGTCACAATTAATGGCCATGGCTGGCTATTTATGATCGACCGCTACACCAGTGACGAGCGATTCCCAACCAAAAAGTTTCAGCTCAGCGGGCTAAGCCGAACGCAATACATGAGCGCGCCCTTCGCGCCCACGCGGTCGTACACCAACACCAGCGCAACCACGGCCGCACAGGCAGCAGCGCAGGAACTCAGCAATACCGGCTTTACACTCAACTGGCCGACAAGCGGCGATACTGCTCTGCCAGACTGGCCGATCCCTGCAGGAGCCCTTAGCTACCGCGAAAGCAGCCCGGCCCAGGTCATCGCCAAGATCGTCACCGCCGCCGGCGGCGTCATGGTGCCCAGTCGCAATGCCGATAGCTGGGATATTCAGCCCCGCTACAAAACACCACCGTGGCAGTGGGCAAGCGTTACCCCTGACGCGATTATTTACGTCGGTATGTTGCGATCCCGCTCTGGCCAGTACGAGCCTGGTCAGCAGTACGACGCGTGCTATGTGAGCGGGATCAACGTCGGTGAAGCCGTCGATGTGCACCGAGCAGGAAGCGGCGGCCTGAATCCGATGCCGGACGTCTACGACGACCTGATTACCGACGCCCAGGCAGCCATCAGTCGCGGCAAAGCGGAGCTTTCCGGGGCGGGCAGCAAAGTCATCGAGACGCTATCGACAATAATCCCGGAGAACGCCGGGGCGCCAGGCATACTGACACCGGGGCAGATCGCCAAGATCACGCACGACGATCCAGCCGATGATTACTTCGGGCTGGTAGTATCGAACCACATCGCCGTTCAGCGAGCGGGGGCGGCGGAAATTTATCAGTCGGTTACCCTGGAGCGCAGCGCATGAAATCACGCAACCCCTGGATAAACTTCCAGCGCCTCCTGCAGGGTGAGGGCCGCAGCGTTGTCACTGTGCAAAGCAACAACGATGACGGAACGAGCACGGTCACTACACGGGGCGGTACCGAAATCAAAGTGAAAGGCGAGCAAATCGCTCCGACCAAAAAGGCGGTCATCGAGGGCGGGGAATTGAAATATGAGGTGCCCAGCTTGCCAACGTCGGTGGTTGAGGTCTGATAAAGGCGCACGCTGCCGAGTCAATCCTCGTCTAAAAATTCCACGGTAGGAAGAGGTAGCGAGCGACTGGTGGTAGATTCAAAACGACTGATTTGAGAGATGTCGAATACCGCCCGACCATCCTCAGCTTCGAGAAGCCGGATCAGTGTGCTCCCGTCCTCCCAAACTACATCACCGCTATTGGTTTCAACTTTCAT